CCTTACGCTTTTCAATTCTGCCGGTCTTTTCAAAGACAGCATTCTCAAGAACCTCGAGCTGCCCCGGCTCCATAATGATGTCTGAGGTCTTGGTATCCGCACCGGATGAGAAAGGAATGCTAACTAGTTTTTTATCGAGAGCCATTAGAACACCCACAGATCTACGGTAACTGTACCGCCAGCAGTGAGGTAAAGGAACTTGTCTGGATTGTCATTCGAAGACTGAACATCATAGACGTGCTGAGCCGCGTTTTTGCCAACAACAATCCAACCCTTAATCCTTCGACCAAGACCATGAGAGATAATTGATGTTGTTCCAGATGCCAGTACCTGGTCAGCAATAAGAAGACCGTCAATGATTGAGGAATCCGTGACAGGCATAAGCGTGTCTTGGAGTCTTGACTGGACCCGGTTCAGGTCAGGGTCAGGTACTTGGATTCGCTCGAATCTTCGAAGAGTCATTAGAGTGTCCAGCGGTAGTATGGCATGACGCCGGTACTTTCATCCGTAATTCCTACAGGCTCAGAGGCATCTCTGTCGCGAGATGCATCCTCTATTCGAAGAGTGATTCTATCAAGATCTTGCTGAAGAGGAGTAATGCTTGTCTCCTCCTTTTGTCGCATCTTAATAGCAGCTACCAGAATCGCGTATTCTTCCCAGTTGAGCATAACCATATCATCCACGGTTGAAGTGTCACTATCCAGCTCCGCAAACTTCGGGACATACCAAACCTTGATCGTGTCCGTTGAAGTTGGCTTTGGAGTGAAAACGATAGAGGATGCTCTTAGGCTATACTCATAATCGGCATAACCATTACTGTTGTGAATTGCTACATCAGCCTGATACCTGTTTCTGTCTTGGAATGAGAATCGCCTAACACGGACGACATCATTCCCATGAAGCGCATCGACGCCAAGCAACTTGTAGAAGTTGTTTAGCCCGATATCCGCAAATCGATAGGTGTCCTGGTCAGCCACCAGAGAGAAGGACACTTGGTTGACGTACTGATCCTCATACTTGAGAACCAGCAAGTCATGGAGCTCACCCAAACCAACGTTAATATAATCGTTGATCTCAGCGTCGGTGACGCAGTTATTCCCCACCGCGTCCACACGTTGCCTGGCCCGTGCCCTTAACTCTGATAGCGTCGACATCAGTACTCGCCTTTGTCCTCAAGCTCTAGACAGATGTGAATAGCATCCTTGAGATTTTCAGCGAACCCCGATGAGTCACCATTTTCAAGAGCCCGCATCGCAGACTCTGCCGCGCTCTTAAACGCATCATGTCCCGCATCGCCAGAATCAGACCCTTCACCAAGGTCATCATCCCCGCCCTTGCCTTTAGGCGCACCGAGAAGAACTGCAATTTCAGAACTCTTCATAGCTACTCCAGGTAGATCGGGGGCCGGAGCCCCCTCTCCAGATCAATTACGCATCACCCCGAGTGAGGATGAGAATAAAGTAAAAAGGAACAGCTTGAGCAGTTGTCCCATCAGCATCATAGGTTTGAAATGCCACAGTTGCGCCTGCGGCATCTGCCGGAAAAGCACTGACTGCGTCAACAACCCCAATCACATCGCCACTTGTATGGAGCGGTGTAATCTGAGCAGAAACAAGTCCATTGTACTCACGGTCAAGCGTAAGCGTGTAAAGACTGGTTGCAGACAGGGCAACTGAAAATCCTTTACCAGCAGTAACGGATGCATCAGCAGCAATGGTACCAGCGATAATCTCAATGTTATCGCCCTCAGAACTCATATTTGGAAAACCCATAATATCCTCCTTACGCCAACGCGATAGTTGCGTTGAAGCCAGGTGCAGTGCAAAGCAGGTTACCGTAGTATCCCCAGCGATACTCTACACCATCTTCGTTAGCTTGTCGGATTCCCTTCAAGCCATCGAAGTCGAGGAGACGAGGAGCTGGCCCAAGAGTCTTGAGCTTCCACGTATCCAACTGGAGCATGTAGCACCGGTTCTCTGGGCAGTTATGATCTGCATAAATATCCAGCATCCCCGTTGGCGCAGCAAGCGACAATGAAGAGAAGCCAAAAGTTGCAACAGAATCCTTTGAGTCATAACGACGACGGTTCGGAGAAGCACCAGAACTGGCAGCCACCGTACCCTCAAGACTCTTAGCAAGCTCTGCCCAATCAAGTGGGTTCATGAATACTGCATCAGGACGACCACCTTCGCGGGCAACCTGAACAGCACCATCAATCAGAGACTCACGGATAGTTGCAAATGATCCAGCCAGACGCTGACCGCCGAGGCGGGTTGCATCAACTGAACGGTCAACACTAAAGAATGCTGTTGAAGTAGGAGCAGAGGCTGGAAGCCATGCAGAAAGACCTGACATCTTGGCTGCTGTTCCGCCGTTCTGGGCATCGCCCTCACAGTAGAGGACCAAATCATCAGTGATTGTTCCCCATACTGTCTGCATTGCTGTTGCGATGGTAAACGTTCCAGCAGAACGATTAACCGTAACGACTTCAACAGCGGCACCATTGTTAACCAATGCACTGCCGTCAGCCCCCCCCTGACGTACTAGCGACAATACGCATTCCAACTTCAAAGTTCACAATGTCAGATGCCGCCTGAAGGGTAACGGTTGTTCCCGTTGCAGCGGTATCTTCATCAAGAACACCGATTGAGCCAGTGCCCCCTCGGTAGATATCTCGGCCCATCGCACGCGCAAGCGCATGAAGGGCTGAGTCAGTCTTGGATTTAGCAACGTCAAGCAGAGAACCCTCGCTACCGTCGGCAGCAAGAAGCGTCTCGTTATCAACGCTGACTACCGCATAGTCTTTGACCCGAGTAACTACGAAGTCACTAAGCTTGGTACCGTTGCGGTTGTTTTGGGCAGTTTGAAAATTCGCACTGCGACCGTTAGTGAGACCATACTCAACCGCATAGGTTGCGTTACGCCCAGGAAAGCTAGTTTCCTTGGGAATCATCGCAAGCAATGGGTTGTGCTGGTAGACCATGTTCTCGACCTTCTTGTACGGGTACATGTGCTTCATGGCCGCATCGAAGTTCGTTAAGTTAAAAGAAGCCATAGCTTCCTCCTAATCACGTAAAGAGTTTGCCTTTGTACATCTCCCGAATTTCTTCGTACGAGAGATCTTCTGCATTTTTTCGCGTGGGCTGTTGTTGCCACGCTGAGGACATTGTTGCGCTTCGTCCCCGATTTCCTGCTGTTGCTCCAGGGTTGTACTGTCTAAACTTCTCGGCTGCTGCCTCTGAAGAATAGAACTCCTCTTCACGCTTACGGAGGCCGTCTTCAATCTTACTGAAAGCTTCTTCTATAGTGATATTCTCACCAGTTTTTCGATAATATGCAACCATTCCCTGAACAACGTCTTGGGCTGAGCATGCGTCTTTGACCAAAGCATACTGCTCAGTACCTGTTGCAAAGTCCTCAACTTCCGAAATTAAAGTACCAAATGCCTGCTTAGAGCGGCTTTCTTCTACTTGCTGACGCGCTGCGGCATCTCTCTTGGCAATCTCGGCCTTTAATTCGTCGAGCTCTTTCTGGGTCTTACCCACCTGTTGCTCAACTGGAACTTGGTCGCCATAAATTTGCCGCTGGGTCCACTTCTGATAATATTCCGCCGGGTCAATTCCCTGGGAACGAAGGAACTCTTCAGGGCTTTCTTCTAGTTTTTGACGTGCGTTACGAAGTTGTCCAAGCTGCTGCTCCCTCTGGGCGAGCTGCTGCTCTTTCTGCTTCATCTCAATCTCTTTAGACCTTACCTGCTTTTCTCGGCGAAGGTTCGCAAGAAACTCTTTGCTCTTTGGTGGCGGCCCAGGATCCCGTTGCTCAGATGGCGCTTCGTCCTGAATTGGCGAGGCTTCTTCTGAGAAGATGTTAAACGACTCTGGCTCGGAGGGCTGCGCCTCGCTTGGCGTTATGGGTGCTTCTGGTTCTGATGGGGCTGATTCTTCAGTCATTTAGCTGCTCCTAAATAGGTAGATTTCCTATGCCTGGAGGTAACCCAGGCGGGGGACCACCAGCCCCAGGAGGACCTGCCGGGGGAAGCGGAAGACCACCGCCCGGAGCTGGAGGCATTGCAAGACCAGGAGGTAATCCCGGAGGAGGTCCGGGTGGCATTCCTGGCGGCATACCCATACCAGGTTGCGCGCCTGGCATAGGCGGAGCCCCCATCGGAGGAGGCTTTGTTGCACCAAGCAGGCTATCGGCCTGAGAGATCCAACGACGCAATAACTCTCGACGCTCCTCTGGAACGTCTTCAAGAATCGCAAGGTTATAGGCTGCTTGAACTCGCTTAATGCCAAGCTCAAGATTCATGTATGGTTCGGGCCCAATGTATTCACCCTCTTCCACCATCTTCTCAACAGCCATATCGATTACGTCTATATGAGCGTTCTTAATCCTATTGGCCCGCTCAATGTCCGGGAAGTCGAGCAACTGATGCGCCTCTTCCTTGGTGAACATTCCGTTAAGCATCATCTCATTAACCGAGGCCAGTTTCGCCGCAGGCGTCTGAGGCAATGAGCCGATAGGTTTAATCTGAATCACATACTCATCATCATCGAGATCGATGTCCGACCACTTAACAATCTCTAGGCCAGTCTTCTTATCGAAGCTCTTGGATGAGAAGCTGCCATCTCCGGACGAAACATCTCTAACGAGCTCTATGATTTGCTCGGAAACATCAAGGAAGAGCTGCTCATAGGCTTGGCCGACAACCATGAATCGCTCTGACTCAATGTCTGAGAACTCCCGCAAAGCTCGACCCGACTCTAGGCCAACGGGCTTTTTGCTCTGAGCCGCAAGCTGGGAGATACCCGTCATCTCGTAGGCTCTCTCAACCAGTCGGTCCAGGTGGGAGAACATCTCACCCGATACAGCGCGTGGGACAA